TCTGAGAAAGCGTTTGCAAATAAGAAAAAAACTCGTTCTGTGCCTTTTCAACATTTGCAATAATACGTCTTTCTGATAGTAAAAGTTGCAAGCGTAGGCTTCCCAAATTCGTCTTTTCTTTTTCAAGGGCATCTTGAAATTGTTTAGCCTTTTCAACTTCCTCTTTTGTAAGCCTAACTATATCTTCTTTACCTTTCTTTCCTTTCATTTTTTCTCCTTATAACCATCAGCTTCTAACGTAATCACTAAAGGGTTATGTTTCACCAACCAGTATTCTTGTGGTAAAGGAGGAGGTTCCCCCTTTTTAAACCATATAAGCTGGGAACCTCCTGTACTATGATATACACCAATAATAATAAGTTCTCCGGTATGAACTCTAGAATGACAATTAGGACATAAGATTGCTAAATTATTATCATAATTGGTACTTCTAGAATCCAGTCTCGGTATTATATGGTGCCTGTGTAAAATAGATTTTTTCTTTAAACCACAAATCTCACACTGGATCTTTGGTCTTAGCTTCATCTTTATCTCCTTCAGGAGCTATTAATGGAGCCTTTCTTCCGCTAATATCGTTATCCAACTCTTTCAAAAATTCGTCTTCCTCAACAAGAGAGATTCTTTGAATTTCCTCTGATACGTCATCCATTTCTAAAATGATAGATGATTTGACACGTTGCGGAAACATAACTGTAGATGGATCGGCCATCTCTTTCTTGGGAGCAGGAACATTAACTATGTTTTGAACTTCAATAAGGGTCTTGCCCAATCGTGCAGCAATTGACCCCTTTGTTCTTGAATGTTCAATGTCTTGCCAATCTAAGTGTGCTGTTTTAGACAACAAATCTCTAGATTTACCAGCGGGAATCCTATAACGTAAATCGCCCAAGTTAATATCATTTTTTGAAATATTCTTTAAAATGTAGCGAGCCATTTAAAACTCCCTGAAACTTATTCGTCTAATATTGCAATATTCTCGGCTTGTGGCCCATTTTTGTTGGCCCCAACGGTAAAAGTTACTCGTTGACCAGCAACCAAAGTCTTAAATTTCATTTCTGAAACAATATTGGTGTAGTGTACGAAATAATCTTTATCCCCACCATCAGGCTTCAAAAATCCGTAGCCACGTTTTTCATTGAACCATACAACTGTTCCTGTACAAACTTGCTTCTCTTCCATTTCTCTTTCCTCCTTAATTTCTAGTTACATCAATGAATATTCCCTTAAAGCATAAGAGTAGATTTCCCACTATTGATACAGTATGTGGAAATCTAAAATAAGTCTTTCTTGCACTTTCAACAATGCTGTTTGTTAATTTAAAATCACCATTACCTGGAACAAAAATTGCCTGCCCCTTTCCTATTACTTTTCCATCTTTTAGGTGCCACCCGTCTAATATACAATCATGATCTTTAGGCACTTTGCCTGTAATATCACCTATTCTGTATGTATCTCCTTGGCAATCAATAAGATATTTGTTCCTGGTGTTTATTGCTTTCACTTTTTAACCTCCAGTTTAGGTGCCACAACAACATCATCATTAATAGTTAATCCATCTCCTTCTTCAGCATGAATATCCAATAATGCTTGTACTTCCAAAATCGCTAAACGCGACATTTCAACTATTTCACTTTGGGGTGCAAGAGCAATAGCTCTATCCCACTTATCAAAAAGGTTTTGCAGATCATGTTCTGCCCCTACCCTTTTTGCGTGTCTCATTAGTTTTTTTCTAGTTTCTTTTTCTGGCATTGGTTTTTTCTTCATTCTCTACCTTCCTGATGGTTTAAAATATTCATCATTAAACTCGGGCTCAGCTCTTTTATAAATACCCCACAACCTAGAAACAATTTCCATATCTAAATTAACTTCATCAAAATAGTCAGCCAGCCCACTTGCGACAGCTAATATCTTTTTTTCCCATTCTAAATCTTCAGGAGTTGCTGTTTTAGCATTTTGAAGTGATGCGAGAGAGCCTCTACTAACTACAGCTCCACCTGATCGTCGAATTAAAGACATTGCTACCTCATGTTTATAATAGTGCTTGATTATTGATAGATTTCTGCTTTAATAATGCTCATTTTCATTTATAACACAAATACTCAATATAATTCAACAATATTAATATATATGACCGAGTGTTGGTTTTAAAAAGTGGTAAGTACAAAAAAATAAGCATGCGGTTTAAACCGCATGCTTATTATGATTAGCACAACTAATTTTTCAATTAGCCAACAGCAACAGACTTACGACCAACAGCAACACCGCGTGGGTTGACGATACCAATACCGATAATCTCGGAAATAACCCAACCAAGCTTAAGCTGCTTGGGCTCGTCTGCTGGCAGTACTTCAATGTCCTGACGGACAGGCATAACACCAACAAACTCAGGATCAGCGGTACCGAAAACGGTGCCTGGAGGAACGATCTTGGAAACGATGATGTCGGCACCCCAGATGTGGGCATATAGACCAGTCTGAAGGATTTCACGCATCGTTACAGGATCAACCTCACCACCGTTGGTTCCCTGGCCACCACCAGAACCCCAATTAAGAATATCAGTGTATTCATTAATATTCATGAGGAACTTGGTCGTTACGAGGTCCCAACGATCTACTTGCTTCTTAATCTCGAGCAGGTCTCTCTTGAGAAGACCAGCGTCAGCGATATCTTGAGCTGTGTTCTCACCACCCAGAGTGGCGTCAGCTGCGAAATCCAAAGCGGCGAAAATGTTAGCATCTTCTTGTCCCTGAATCTCTTGCCTTGCCTTCTGCTGGGCACGGTCGATCACGTTAAAGCGACGACGACGAACTTCAGCGATTCTAACAGTTGGGTTAGAAACAACTTCTAGCTCAGGAACGGTAACCCTGTCACCGAATACACGGCTCTCAGGAGCACTACCGTTTGACGAAACTACAACAGCAGAAACATCAATATCACGGTCATACACTGGAAGGGCGCCCTGTGGAAGTGGGTCAATAACAAGAACCCTACGACCAACACCCTGATAATCCAAGTTGCGACGGATTGGGTTAGCCATTGCCTGACCAAGAGCAATCTTGCCTTCCTGAGTCATAAGGGCACGCTTGACTAGCTCATCACGCTGCTCGTCTGTAAAAGATGGGCGCTGTGCCAAACCAGTATTAGCAGGCTCCATCTCCTCGATAATGCTGGCATACTTAACAATCTGTGAAAGGGCATCTTTTACTGAACCATCATTCAGTTCGCCCTGTTTTCCATAAGTACTGAAAAGAGACATAGTGTCTTTGTCCTCCTTGTGATTATTTTTGGATCTCCTTTCCTATCTTCCAAAATGGTCTCCCCCTCTTAAGAGGGGGAGATTATAACATTAATTAGACTACCTTGTAATGGAACACCGCGCGAACAGCCGCCTCGGTAGCACCAACCAGCGAAGCTGGAGTGTTAACCAAAGATGGGCTAGTCTCGAACTCAAGAAAACGACCAACTTCAACACCAACAGCAAGAGTAGCACCAGTTGGGGTAAGCAAACCGGTTGCGGTGCAGTCAAGCTTTAGACCAGGATCGCAGCTGGCATTGGTGATTACCAGACCGTCAGCAGAATCGTCAACGTTGTCAACAGAAACAGCATATAGGCCATCCTTATCCCAACAAGTCACCTTTCCGCTGGCAGCAGCAGTGTGAGGACCAAGATTGGTGCCAGTGGTGCTGAGACCAACAGGAGTACCAATAACCTGACCAAACAGAGTACCATAACCAGCAGTACCATCATCTAGCAACCAAAGTGGACGCTGTGTAGAAGCAGTAATGCTATTAGCAACTGCAACACGCTGTACGTCGGTAAGGTTTGTATAACCATCAAGAGCATCCTTGGCTGCCTTTTCGGTAGCGCTATTTACTCTTGCAGCGGCATAAACGGTTCCAATTTCGCCGCCCTTAATTCCTGCAAGATATGCATCCAGAACATCGAACTGTCCTAGGGGCTGAATACCTGGCTGATAAATATACAGAGTCATTTTTGTTTCCTCCACAAAACTTTTATATAAAAGGTCT